GTTGCTGCGCCTGCTGCAACTGCTCCTGTGCCTGTTTCAGTTCGCCGCCCAGTTTCTGTAGTTGCTCCATTGTTTTGGGAAGCGTGCCGAGTTCTTCTTCCAGTTCACGGTCATACTTCGAGTAGGGCTTGAGGGCGGAACGCAGGATGGCTGATGCGACTCCTGCGGGAAACATATTCTGCTGAACCATCGGTAATACCGATTGAGAGTATTGTGCGACACCGTTCAACATCTCCTGTTTGGTGGTCATCTCCCGTGCTTCGTCCTTCGCCACGGTCGAGTCAGTTTCAACGTCAATGGCAAAGTCCATCAGCACATCGTCCTGCATGATGGTCAGCATCTCGTCGGTGATCGTACACTGGGTCATGCGGGTGAGGTTTTCGGGTGTGATGTGGGATGACAGCAGTTGCGCGGTGATTCGCATGATCTCGCGGATGGTGTACTGCACGCATTCACGTTTGCGGCTCAACCTGACCCCGACCCAACGTCCCTTGATCTCCTGTGCGGTGGCACTTTCCGATGCTTTGGTCACACCACGTACGATGTCGGCAATGCCCAGTACCTCGTCCACCTGTGATCGAACGAATTGAATCTGTTCGGTGAGTAATTGAATCACCTGCGCCTTTTCCGCAATCGGCAGGTGGAAGACGGCAGTATCAGCACCACCACCAGAAGCGGCGAGTCGCTGTATCAGATTGGTGATGGGGGTATATTCGCCATCTTCGTTTTCGAGCATATCGCCCAGTTCGATGAGGCCAGCGTCATAACCGCCTGCGGCCCGAATCTGTTCGAGCAGTCCCATGCGGCGTTCCTGTAACCTGTTGATCTCTACGTCATAGCTTTCAATAAAATTGTAGTCAGGTTGTGGAATCAGTTCATCCGACGGCAAATTCATCATCATGGGGATCGGAATCGGGAAGAAATTCAGTAATTCGAGCGGATCGTCGATCACTTCCAGTGGTTCGTCTTCACCTTCGGCAAGGAAGATGACCTCTTTTTTGGTTTTGTGCCATATTTCGTAAATATCGAAGGTTTTGGAGTTTGCGGCACCTTTATCTGAGGACTCGTTGTCTTTTTTCGCAGAAACGGTCTTGCCGAACCGATTGATGATCTGCTTCATGGTCATTCTGTGACGGAAATATATCCAGTCGCAGTATTTCCAGTTATTTCCCGGTTCCCACCCGAACTGTCTCCACGGAACGTATTCCCACCTGATGATCTGATCGCCGATGGTCTCTTCCATCTCTTCATGATCGCCGACCTGTATGCTCTCGGTCTGGAAGTTGGCTAATCCTGTTACCTGATCGTAGCCAGCGAAGACCTCCTGATCCTCATAGTCGGGTACGGTGATCGGATCGTTATTGAGGACTGAATCGACCTTGACCCGAATCACACCGAGCGACATGGCGAGGTAATCATCCACCGCACGGTGCATATTGTCGTCAAAACTGGCCTGATCGATGGTGTATGACAATCCACGCCTGATGATCTTTGCGACATGACGCATGGTTTCGTTATAGGTTTCGTTGCGGGGTCTTACGTCGGGTACGGGCTGGTTTGAATAAACGCCCGAATGTTCTATCTGTACGACCTGCCAATAAAGCGGAACATACAGTTTTTCGGATGAATCAATATGGTAGATGTCCTCAACGTCTCTGGATCGGTCGCGAAAACTCTTGTGTGCGGTCTTTTCCTCTTTCAGACGTTTGAGCCATAGCCGTTGTTTTTTTGATGCGCCACCAGAAGGCGAACCCGTGATACCCGCGCCGATTGAATCTGTGACTACGACTATATCTTGAGATGATTCCATGAATATCCTGTGGATGGAGCGGTTCGGGTATTATCCTACACTTTCTTTGAGATCAGTGCAGGCTGTGTTTTCTTGACCACCGGCTTTTTTGCTTCGGAAAGCGTTCTGGCATCAGTCCCTTGATGGTGATGCTCTCACCGATGATGGTACTTTTATCGACCTCTTTTTCGGGCGGATTCGCTTCCCAGATAAATTCAAGGCGCATACAGAGATTGACGAAGGCATCCACACGGTGATCCTTTTTGGATGCGGGAAATCGTAAACAATCGTCAATGAACTGGTCACCGACCGAATTATTGGGTACATATACCTGCCCCGAAGAACACAATGCCTGTGCGCCACGAGCCATCGCTGATTTGTTAGCACTGCGGTGCGCCCAGTTGAACTTGAAGAACGATTTGGCCTGTATCATCGCCCTTTTGATGAACGGTTCTGCTGCACGGCGGATTACGCCCGATTCCGAGCATATTTCCATCGGCTTCCATTTTGTCGCGATTTTGATCAGTTCCCCGATCCAGACATCCATCGTACATTTTCGAACCCACTCATCGATCAGGTAAAAACGCGCGTGTTGGTCAACTCTCCATATCAGTATAGCCGTGTCATCGGCATCTTTGAAGTCCTCTTCGTCGGTGACGGCAGGATCAAGGCCGATCCAGTTATCACCTTCGGGCAGAACGTCATAGCGTTTGAACCACTCTCTTTTGAAGAAGATACCCTCTTCCGGGGCAGGTCGTTGCTGATACAAACTGGCCCACGAGCGCGGATTGATCCTTTTATCGTGCCAGTAGTCCTCACCGAACCACTCGTGCCAGATCATCTCGCCAATTTCACGGTTCAATGGGTCTTCGGCGGATTCACATTCTGCGGCAAGGCATATCACCAGCCACACATTACCGTCGCGACATTGTAGATACCCGGACTCCCCTGCGTAGCCATCAGGTAGTATCCTGCCCATGATCTCATCCTCGTGCCATCGCGTTCCAATCCCCACCTCCCATCCGTCAGGTTTTTTGCGTGAACGTGCATCATCGATATACGCGTTATAGGTGTCATCGCGAATAGTGGGTGAGTCGGCTTCCTTTCTATTTTTTGTGAGATCATCCCATACCAGTCCATTGCACCTGAACCCCGCAATACCAGAATTGATACCGGAACTCTTGTACGTGCTTCCATTGGTTAATGCCCAGTCCTCCGCAGCACGGGTATTCGGATCAAGTCCAGTCTGAAAAATACCGTTATACAACTCGCTGCTACAGATCGTCCGGGCGCGTTTGCCGTGCTTTTTACAAATAGGGTCTCCCCACCCTGTGAGGATCATCTCCTCATCAGGAACTCTGCCCAACTGCCACGACGGAAACACCACCGAGGCATATGTGCTTTTCGCAGAGCCGGGAGGCATCATCAGCATCACCCTCTTACAAACTCTGGAAAGGCGGTCGCCAATCAACAGATCAATGTTCTCACGGGTCACCTGTATACCGTCGTCGTCAACGGTTCTCGGAAGTATAACCCCCGTGTTTTTCGGTACTTTCGTGGTGTCTGAGTTTTCAAGTTGTTGTTTTTGTTGACCGATAGGTTGTGTCGTGTCGTGCGGTATGTTTTCTGAGGTGGGGTTTAGAGAGGGGGGATGTTTCTTTATATACCCACCCCCCCCGTCGAGTGGAACCCGTACGGGCCTGAGCGCGTCGGCGAGTACCAGACCTTCGGGCGTTGGGATCGTGATCGGCTCCAGTGTCTGCGGATCGTATCGCAGCGTGTTGTAAACCATTGATTCCAAAGCGTAAAGAGTGAGAAGGTGATGGTCTGCCAATGCAGTCTCCACTACTGACCAGTCATCCTTGCCAACATCGAGTGGAACCGCAGGTATATCTATGATACGAGCGAAGGTGATCAGGTCGTCGTGTGCATCGGCCCTCTGTTTGAGTATGGTAACTGCTTGATTGTATTGCAGTTGTTCGGTCATGCTATCCTCTTCGACTGGCCTTCAATGATCTTGAACAGGTCGTCATTCGTTATCGACTTCGCGTCCCGGCCTCCCTCACTTGCAACTCTGATTGGTTGTATCGTGGGCAAGGTGCGGTCAAGTAGCATCCGCGCTGCCATTAGCTCGGTTTGGGTCATGTCTTCCTTGCCCAAAGCACAGCGTTGAACCCGTTCTACTATCAGTGTTGAGTCTATTCTTTGCCTTGC